CTTTGGTGGATACAACGCCGCATACCCAGCAACCTTCCAGGTTGGTGCATTCTTTAGTAACGGAGGCAAAGAACTTTACGTTCAACGTGTCCTTGCTAGTGACTCTGTTGCTGCTCATATCGATGTTTTAACGGCTGGCAGCGCAGTTGTTGCACGGTTTACATCAAAGAACGCAGGAACAGACGGAAATAAACTTCGTATTGTTCTTGCCAATGGTTCTGTAGCAAATACGTACAACGTTTATGTCTACAAAGAATCTGGAGTTGCTAACGACATTAGAGACGATATTCTTCTTGAACGTTACGAAAATGTAACTTTTGGTGATGCGACTACAAGCGATTACGCACCAATTGTTATCAACACAGTCTCACCAAATATTTTTGTAAGCAATACTGCTACAGGAACACCAGTTATAACAAACCCTTACCCACTTACAGGTGGTAATAACGGTACTCCAGTAACTGCTACTGATTACACAGATTACAAGAATGGAGATTCAGTGTTTGAACGTTTCTCTACACTTGACCGTCCCCTTGTAATTTTTCTTCCAGAAGTTGCTGGTAGTGCAGACGACAATTCAGTTTTTGATGCAGCAACATCATGGGCATCAAACAACAAGTCATTTGTTGTGATTGAAACTCCAGAAGATTCACCTGTTTCTGATGCAATTTCTTTTGCAGCATCACTTACAGATACCGCTTACGGTGCTGTCTATTACCCATGGGCATACATTGCTGACCCACTAGGTCGTGGTTCTGGCGCTCTACGTAAGGTAGGACCTTCAGGTGCTATTGCTGGTCTGTTCTTAGCAACAGATACATCTCGTGGAGTTTTTAAGGCTCCAGCAGGTATTGGAACAACTGTTCAAGGCATTGTTGCTCTTGAAAAGTCTTTCACATCAGCAGAACTTGACTCAATGAACGCAAGCACATCACCTGTAAACCCAATCCGTCAGATTCCTGGCGCTGGCCTTTCAGTCATGGGTGCTCGTACATTGAAGCAAGACGGTACAGCAAATAAGTATGTAAACATGCGACGTTCACTCAACTACATTGAAAAAGAACTCTCTAACCTTACACAGTTTGCTATCTTTGAAAACAATGACGAAAACTTGTGGGCACGTATCCGCACAGTACTAAACGTGTTCTTGAACGAATACAAGAACCGTGGCGGTCTACGTGGTGCTACTGCCAACCAAGCATACTTCATTAAGTGCGATGCTGAAAACAACACAGGAACATCAATCGCAAATGGTGAAGTTCGTATCCAAGTAGGTGTGGCTTTGCAATACCCTGCAGAGTTCATCGTAATTGACCTAAGCCAAAAGTCTTTGGTTTAAGAACGAAGGAGAAAAAATAACTCATGGCAACGATTAAAAATAATCGCTCCACGTTAGCAACCGACCCGATTCGTAACTTTCGGTTCTTGGTAACGTTTCAACCACAAGACACATCTAACCCAATGGGTAGTGCAGCCATTACAATGGGCTTCACATCAGTGTCTGGATTGGCTGTTACAACAGATTCAATCCCATACCGTGAAGGTGGCTACAACACCACTGTTCACCAAATTCCTGGTCAAACATCATTCACACCTCTTACATTGCAGCGTGGCGTAGTCCTCGGTAGCAAGCAAAACTGGGACTGGATGAAGCAGTTGTTCGCAACCGTACAAGGTGGCGGCTCAACACTAGCGGCGGGAAAGTCTTTCCGTTGCGACCTTGAAATTCAAATCCTTAATCACCCAATTGCAGGTGCTATCGGAGATGTTACAGCCGACGGTAACATCACACCTACTGATGAAATAGCAATGCGGTTTAAAGTTTATAACGCATGGCCTACAACTGTTGCGTACTCTGACCTTAACGCTGGAGATAACGCTCTCTACGTTGAGCAGATGACGCTTGTTCACGAAGGTTTTGACCTTCACTGGGCATCAGTAACAACTGCAAATAACAAGACAACATTCACAAACGCAGCAGCATTCGAATAAAATAAAGGAAAATAAATGACAACGAAAACAATTAGTGCAGCGGCTAACCCCGCATTGGCAAACGACCTCATTCAAAATGCTATGGTTGAAGAACCACAGCAAATTAAAGTCAACATTATTGTCCCTTTAGATACATCTGTGACACTCCCTGGTGGGTTTTTAACACCCACTGGGGAGATTGTCACGGATGCTGAAGTTCGTGAACTTAATGGTAAAGACGAAGAAGCAATTTCTAGAGTAACAAATATTGGTAAGGCTTTCATAACAATTTTAGAGCGTGGAGTAGTGAAGGTTGGAAACCAACCAGTTACTAGCGAAATCCTTGACCAAATGCTTTCTGGTGACAGAGACATGCTTCTTCTTTCAATTTTTAAGGTAACTTTTGGTGTAGAACCAGAACTACCTGTGTATTGCTACAAATGCAAAGACGCCAAAATTGTGGGTGTCAACATTGACGAAGACATCAAAGTAAAGAAACTTGCTGACCCTCTAAATGACAGAGTTTTTATAGTCCAAGGAAAACACCAAGAATTTACAGTCCAACTTCCTACAGGAATTACACAGCGAGAATTGTTGACCAGCATTGATAAGACAAATGCTGAACTCAACACAATTCTTCTTGAAAACACTGTAGTAAAAATTGATGGACGACCAGTAGTTAGCAAGTCACAGGTGCAAAGCCTTGGAATTGTTGACCGTAAATCGATTATCGCAGAAATCAATAAGCGTATTCCAGGTCCTCAGTTTGACGACTTGACAGTAACTTGTCCTGATTGCGATAGCGAGGTAACCGTTCCTATTAGTTTAGGGTCCTTTTTTCGCTTTTAATAAAAAAGGATATGAAGAGTTAATGGCTGAATGGCGATTAATATCTTTAGAGTTTAAGAGTTGGACTCTTACTGAGGTACAGCAAATGTCTCAGAGAGAGCGTAAGAATTGGATTGAAGTAAGCCGTATTAAAGTCTGAAAGGAGTGAAGATGGACCCGATAACTAACATACAAAAGTTAACCGACGGTGTCGATAAACTCATCCAAAAAGTTGGCGACCTTGATGCTGCACTTTCTAAAGTAGGTCAAACTGCTAACACTTCACTTACAGAGGCTTCATCTGGCTTAACTGCTGCAGGAGGCCAGCGAGGAAATGGTCAAGGTGGCGGAAACGTCATGAGTACCTCACTTGCTGGCTTTACTACCCCTATTCAAGGTCCACAAAGCATGGGTGGACAACCTGGGCAAATGGGTGGAAATGGTAACGGGCCTGGGGGTCCCGCTGCAGGTGCCGTTGCAGGTCCCGCTGAACCTGGTGGAAACAAACTTACTGGTGCGTTAGCAACATCAAGCGCTGCTGGGTTTATTGACTCCATGGGGAAAAATGCGGGAATAATGCAGACTGGTATTGGCCTTGCTCAAATTGCTATGGCTCCTATTGCTGCCGCTTATGCTTCCGCAATGCCTACTGCGGGAGTAGTTGACCGTGCTGGTTCTTATTACCAAACAATACGCAATACAGGAAGCACCCTATCTCGTTCGTCAGTTGAAACCGCAACCTTTAACGCAATGCGTGGGGGTATGACTGGTATTGGCTCTGATGCAGTTACTGGAAACATTTTAGCCAATGCTGGGTTTATGCCTAACAGTAAAAATTATTTAGGATTATCAAGGGAAGTTGCTGGAGCAGCAATAAACATGGGTATGGAAAACTCAGTTGCTGCAAATGCTTTGCCGCAATTGTCCAACATGAGTGTTGCTAATAACTTGTTCAATATGGGTATACGAACTTTAGACAATCAAGGTAATCAAAGAGGTTCTGGAGCAATTGCAACAGATTTAATGAACCGTCTGTATCCAGCAGGAGCAACACCAGAAGACATTGCACGTTCAAAACAGTATGGTTCTTTGCAGAACCAATTAGCGGGGTTTAATATAACTGGTCCTTTACAGGACATAATAATGCGAAATATGTCTACTGCTGCGGGCGGTGTAAACCCAGATTTAACTGTAAATACAAACTTAGGTAATAACGCAAACCCTTACTCAGCAATTTACCAAACTAATGAGTCTCAAACAGGGATTCAACAAAAATCTGAAGCAAACGTACTGTCTGGTATGCAGACAGCGGCCGATGTTGTAACAAGGTTTAACACCGCTTTTGGAGACACTATTGCTGCGATGGCAAAGTACCGAGGAATGCTTGAACTAGGTCTTTCAACAAATGCTGGGCAAGGAATATCAACAGGTATATCTTCTGTGTTTAACGGAGTTAAAAACGTTTTTGGTGGACTTAGTCAAATAGCAACTATGGCTACAAAACTTGGAGGTGGTACTCCAGGTTTTGGTGCTGCGTTTGGCGGAGGAACACCGCTCAATAATTCTAGTGGAATGAGTAGTTCTGGTTCTATCTCCGCTTACTATGGAGTAACTAGTTCTTCTGGTATTTGGGATTCAACTGGTGGAAAACACATGGGTACTGACTACGATGTTGACCCAGGAACTCCAATTACCTCAACCTTAGACGGTGTTGTTTCTGGAAGAACACTTAGCGCAGATTATGGTCAAGCAGTTGTTGTAGACCATCCAAATGGATATTCAACAATTTATGCCCACTTAAAGAACAAGAACGTATCTCCTGGAGATTATGTAAAAGCAGGACAAGTGGTTGGACAGTCAGGTCAAACAGGTAACACCACAGGACCAAGCCTTCACTATGAAGTACAGCGTGGTGCTGGAAATCCTGTAGACCCTACAGAATTACTTGGTGCTGGTTCTCCAATTGGAGATATTGGAAGTTTAGGTAAATCTCCTGGAAATGGCGTAAATGCTGGAATGGGAGTAGGTGGAGTACCAATAGGTGGAGTTAGTGCTGATGCCGTAGATATGAAATCTTGGCTTGTTTCTCAAGGTCTCAGTGAAAACGGAGCCTTCGGTGTTGTTGCAAATCTTCTGGCTGAATCAGGTTTGCGTACAAACGCAAATGGAGATGGTGGAACTTCTTACGGAATTGCACAGTGGCATTTAGGTCGTAAAGAAAACTTGTTTAAGTTTGCAAAAGACAAGGGACTAGACCCTAGTTCTCTAGAAGCCCAGCAGCAGTTCTTGATGCAAGAACTCGGCACTTACGGCGACTTAATGAACACTCTAAAGAGCCCAGACATCAGCAAGTATGAGGCTACTTCAGCCTTTATGACTAAGTTTGAACGCCCAGCAAACCAAAGCCCAGAAGCAATTCAAGGTAGGTATAACAGAGGTCTTGGTGCGCTTAACGCAACGGGCGGAGGAAGTCCAGGATATGGTGGAGCATTCTCTGGAAGCGGCGGAAGCGCTGCAATCAATAACGTCAATATTAATTTAACTATTGCAAATGCGTCAGATGGAGAAGCAGTTATCTTTGCTCAAAAAGTTAAAGAGTATCTTTCAAACGACAGGTCTCTATCAACGATTGGAAGTTCATAATGGCAACAACTAAAGTTACAGCAAGAAAAAAAGAAGACACAGGTTTTTGGGGTTCAGTTAAGCATGTTGCTGCTGGAATTTTTTCAAACCCTGTAACTGCATTTGTTGTTGGTGGACCAGTTGCAGGAGTAGCGGTTGATATTTATCACCTTTTGCATAAAACATCTGCTAAAACAACGCAAACTACTGGAAATGGAACTGGAAATGGAACTGGAGGTGCTAGTCAACAGCAGTGGGCACCACCAGCAACAGTAACTCCATTTAAAGGAATTTACAAGTACAACGCTCCAATGGTTAAAGACGCATACTTCAATCCTTTGCCTGGAGTTACAGATGATGGACTTTATGGTTCTGTAAATCTTCAGGGGTACAAACATGCTGCAAACGCTTGGAGTTCTACTAAAGCGGCAAAGGGCGCTATACAAATGGACCGTTACCTTTGGAACATGAAAACAACTATTGAAGGCTTAAACGCAAGAGATAAAGCACGTGGTAAAAAATCTAATAGAGATATGCGTGGCTTTAGATTTTTGTACAACCCAGAACGTGTAAACATGACTTGGGGTGCTAATGCTTACACAAACAACGAGGCACTTCTTATGGGATTAGAAAAGATTAACC